TATAGTCAGTAATATTTGTAATGGTCGCTCCATCCGAATGTAGAGCTGCTGTTGTTCCATTAATTTCTCGAACAACTCCAGTTAATACATTTGCACTAATTCCAGTATAACTAAGATCCTCTGTGCCTATTCTTATTTCACTAGTTCCACTGGTAGGAAAACCTGTTGAACTGGTTAAGGTAATACCAGTTGTTGCACCAGTAGAAGTAATAGCTCCATTTAAAGTTGTCGTTTGAGGAGCTGTTACTGTTCCAGACCATTGAGATATACCCCATCCAAAAACACCAACCTGTTCAGCTGGTCCTACAGGATAGTACCACTTAACAGAAAGGTCTCCATCCGTAGCGGTTGCGCTTGCATTGGAGCCCATAGTAATAGTAACTGAGGTAGAATTTACTACTTCAGTTATCATAAAAGTTTTATCATCAAAATCAGAAGCAGAATAACCAGACCCTGTAGGAACGGTAACATTTTCAAGAAATAAAATATCTCCTGCTGTCATTCCTGCGGTAGAGGATAAGGTAATTGTAAGAATAGCAGAAGCATTAGTACAAGCTAATTTATTAGTTAATGCTCCAAAGTCAGTTTTAATTGGGTGAATATCATAATAGGCTTCTCCTGTATAAGCGTATAAAATTCTATTGGTTCCAATGATGGAATATTTAATGCCTTCTTTGTTAACCATTTGATGAATAGCTCGAGCCGCACCTGTTAAAGCTTTGTCTCCTAACTGAGCCCATCCTCCTATTTTTTCAGGAGTGCCATATCTAAACCGAACGTTTTCACCGCCCGTCCATTGTGCTTCCGCTCCGGTAGGTGTAATTTGTTTATTGAATCCTGGTAAAAAACCTATCTTTTGTAGCATATAATTCCTTCTTCAATTCACTTTAACGGATATTAATCGTAGAATCAATATCTTAATAAAGAGAGATAAAACTTTCAGTCATAATCTTAGGATTTATAGCTAAATCAAAAGCTATTGTGATTCTTTCCTTATCAGAATCATGAACATCCGTATAATGAGGAATGCAATTTTGAAAAATAGTTATGGTTCCTATTATGTTTTTAAGGCTATGGACTGCAGGATGATTGAGTTGGTTTACAGGATTAATATAATGAGTGGACGTGTCCTCAGTTTGAACTGAAATGTGTCCCCCTAGATAGGTGTCAGGAGTAACTCCGTGTAGGTGAGGTTTAATTTGTTCTCCTTTTCTCATTACGTTTGCCCATCCTTTGGCGAATAAATAATAAGGTCTATCAATATTCAACATCTTTAAAAAAGCGTCATGAGAAAAAACGATATTGTTTTTTATTTTCTTTATTTCATCATCCTCCCATTTTAAAATGTTGTAGCTTTGAAATCGACTGGTTAAACTATTGAGTCCGAGTCCTGTGTATCCATCCGTTTGTTTTCCTTCTTGATCAACGCCGGGAGGGTTTTGTTTAATGATTTCTTTTTCTTTGCTGAGAACTAAGCTAGCTACTTTATCAAAATCAATGTCTTCCATTACATCCTCAAAAATATAATACTCCCATTCAGGAGCAAAATGGTTGTTCTTTTTAAGGCTTTTGAATTTAAATAATTTGTTCATTGAAATTTAGGGCCGCTTATCCAGGCGCTTAAAGTAATTCGTGTTCCCTGAGTAACGGGTGTGACTCAATGTTTTAAAGCAAGGGGAATCTGTGGTGGATCATCCCCTCACTAATGTATTTTGTATATTATTTTTTAGGGATTGTAAAGCTTTTATACGAGCCTGGAAGTCCTAAGAATGGACGTTTATCAAATTCATTTTCTTTGGCTAATTTAGAACCTTTTTTATTATAATGTAAAAATACTTGAGCACAGTCTTTCCCAGTAAATTCTTCTCGCCAATGTTCTAACTCACATCCAGAATAGATTAACATATCCCCTGGTTCCAGATCTATTTTAATACCGGCTTGACCTACTCTTCCAGAAGGCTCTAGATAAATAGGCCACTGCTCACCTCCTAGATTTAATGTAGTAGATACTTCACAAGAGAACCTATCCTTATGTCTAGCCAGAATATCTCCTTTTTTATAAATCCTTGCATAAGAATAAGTAGGAGATAATTTCAATCCTGTATATTTTTCCATAAGAGGTTGTACTTTTTGTAATAAAGTTTCCATGACTATATCCGCATAATGAGAATAAGTATTTGGTACGTGCTTATCATTCCATACTCCCCAATAGTCTGTGAAAGGCGAGATATATTTTTGATCGAACAGAAATCTTGCCACTTTTCTTTTATTTAAGAAATAGGCACAACAAAAGTCCGCTATCTCTGTTGAGATAACTTTCTTCATTACTACATATTTATTTTTTTTGAATGACATTTTTTCTCTTCTCTAATTTATGATTGATGAAAGTTTCAACAAAATCTGAATTATGTTTCTTAGGATGTTGTCCTAGCGTTGCATGAATATATGCAGCTCGAACAGGATCGATATCCTTGAGTTTAATAATATTAATTACTTTATTTTTTTTGGACATTTAATACTGCTTTCGGTATAGCTTGACAATTCCAATGTATGAATCTAAAGGGTTCATAGCCCATATCCGCTGTATACATATGAGGTAGATATGAAGGAAAGAATATCATCCTTCCAGGTTTGACATCATAATTAACTTGATGACTAGCATAAGTTATTTTAGCTGCATCTTTTTGAGGTAAAAGATTCATTAAATTCCCGGGCCTTGGATCTTCAAATATAGGTCTTGATGTTTTTTCACTAGCTTTTAAAAAATAAAAACCAGAGATATGACCATTCCAATGGGTGTGTAAACTATGCTGACCTGCACCTTTTTTAGCAAATTCCTGTACCCACATCTCAGTTATAAAGACTTGATAATTCGTTAAATCAAAACCCATTTCTACTAATAAATTATTCGCTGTGGCTCCAATATAATTTATTAATTGTAAAAAATTAGGGTCCCCAATTAAAGAATTAGAATGAAATACATTTCCCATGTCACCTCTATCACCAAACTTTTTATTTCTTTTATCTATATCTTTTTTAAGATTATCTGTGGACACTTTAATATAAGGATCAGATGCTTTATTTAAATCATTAACAAATTGAGGAACATCCACAAACCATACTGGACATTGAAAATAATTCTCTCTAGTTAATTGTGTTGGAAACTGAGTGGCAGAACCACATGAAACTTCATCAAGTTTTTTCTGACTTCTTTTTTTCTTCTTCATTTAAATGGCCATCCTAAACTCCATACGACTAAACTATATCTGGTTCCTTTTTTAACTGGACATACTCGATGCCATAAATCGGCAGGGAAGACTACTAAAGATCCTTTGGGAAGTATCTCTTTACATTTGTGTATACTGGGTTTTTTATCGGGATCTGAATTTCTAAAATCAAACTCTAATTCTCCACCTTTATAATCTTTTTCGTCGGACAAAGTTAAGGTTACAGATAGCTTTCTAACTTTTCCATGAGAGGGATCTCCTTCTTTTGTTTGATAGGGTTTATCCCAACCATCACAATGCCAGTCATAATACTGGCCTTTATTATATTTGGTAAATTGACAGGACTCACTATAATCCCATTGAAAATTCCAACCGGCATTAACATTGGCTCGATGAACATAAGGCTGTACTTCTTTATAAATCCAATGCTCATTCATCCAAACAATATTTGAATCTCTTTTCTTTTTTAAATCTTTTATTTGTTTTTGGTTTAATTTTTTAGGGTCTCCGTACCCACCTGTAGTAGCCACGCCATCTTGTAATTGTTTTCCATAACGAACAATTTCATCACAGATTCTAGCAGGAACTGCTGATTGAAAATACCAATAATAATTCGTTAAGTTCATATGTCTTTATACATATATTTTATCTTAATTTAAAGAGAGAGTAAAGAGGATTGATCTAGATTAATTATTGATTCACTACGTAATTACCGAATAAAGTTGCATTCGTTGCTCCGATTATACCGCCATTTGAAGGGCTAGCCATATGAGTCTCCTTATGCGGACACCCAAGTTAA